CCCCGCCGTGCACCGGGCCTGCAACCCGGCTTACGGCATCACCATCCGCCCGGACGACATGATCGCCGCGGCGGAGCAGGCCGAGCACAACCCGAGCCTGCGGAAAGAGTTTTTCACCCGCAGCCTCAACCTGTTCGTCAACAGCTTCAGGGCCTGGTTTGACGTGGAGGAATTCCGCCGGAGCGACCAGCGCTACTCCTGGACGCTGCCGGAGCTGGCCAGGCTGGTGAAAAACTGGTTCGGCGGCGCGGACCTGAGTAAGCTGCACGACCTGACCGCAGCCTGCCTCGCTGGGGAGGTCCCCGCGAAGAAGGCCGCGTGTCAAGATTGGACACCGCCGGAGGACGTGCTGGTGCTGATCCCCCACGCGTGGTTCCCCATCGTGGCAGCCGCGGAGAAGGCGGACCAGGATCAGATCCCCCTCTTCGGCTGGCAGGAGGACGGCTGGCTGGACATGCCCAACACCCCCAGCATGGACCCGACGGAGCCGGTGAAGCAGTTTCTGAAGTGGAAGAGCGAGGGCTTCAACATCCGGCGCGTGGGGCATGACCGGAAATTTGCCCGGCCCTATTTCACCGCCATGCGGAAGGCGGGCTTCCGGATCCAGGACCAGCCCCAGCTGTACATGCAGAAGAGCGAGGGCTTCCGATACATCGAGCACAAGGCCAAGGTGGGCTGCCTCTACTACCTGCACGCCGAGCCCTATGAATACTGCGTGCAGAACGTGCGGGCTGTGGAAAAGGTGGACGACGCCGTCCAGTATGAGAAACTCGGCCCGAACAATCGCATTGATATTTTCGACGCGTCCGTGTTCGCCACGGTGCGGCTCCTGATCGACACGGACCGCAGCAGCGGCGGCGCGGGATGGTTTGAGGAGGCGCCGGAGGAACGGCGCCATCCGATCTGAAAAATGGGAGGAATCGAAATTGAGAGTGACACCGAGGGTCAGACCCAGCAAGGCCAGGGACAAGCCCGCGGCCAGCGACCTGAAGAGCTTTCTGGCGCTGGTGGATGACGGCGACCTGTGCGTGCCGGGCTACACCCGCCTGAGCGACAATCCGGAGATCCAGACCGCGTGCCTGCGGATCGCGGAGCTGATCGGCAGCATGACGGTCTATCTGATGCACTCGACGCCGAACGGCGACGAGCGCGTGAAGAACGAGCTGAGCCGGGTGCTGGACATCGCGCCGGAGCCGGGCATGAACCGGAGCCAGTGGCTGATCGCAAACGTCATGAACATGCTGCTTTACGGCAGCGGCAACGGCATCTGCGTGCCCCACACATTCGAGGGCTATCTGCAGAGCATGGAGCCCATCCCGGCGGACCGGGTGACCCTGACGCCGGTGGGCCTGAGCACGAGAGACTACCAGGTGCTGATCGACGGCAAGCCCAGGGACCCGCGGGACCTGATGCACTTTGTCTACAATCCGGACCCGCGCTACCTGTGGCGGGGCCAGGGCGTGACTGTGACGCTGCGGGACATCGCCCAGAACCTGCGGCAGGCCCAGAAGACGGAAAACGCCTTCATGGCGTCCGAGTGGAAGCCCTCGATCATCGTGAAGGTGGACGCCCTGACGGATGAGTTCTCCTCCCCTGCCGGCCGGCAGAAGCTGCTGGACAGCTACGTCAAGCCCAGCCAGCCGGGACAGCCCTGGCTGATCCCCGCCGAGCAGTTCCAGGTGGAGCAGATCCGGCCGCTGAGCCTGGCGGATCTGGCCATCAAGGACACGGTGGAGCTGGACAAGCGGACCGTGGCTGCGGTGGTGGGCGTGCCGCCCTTCCTGCTGGGCGTGGGCAGCTTCAACCGGGACGAGTACAACAACTTCGTGCAGACGAAGATCCGCGCCATCGCCCAGACCATCCAGCAGGAAATGAGCCGCTGCCTGATCACCAGCCCGGACTATTACATCCGCCTCAACTACTACAGCCTGCTCGACTATGACCTGCAGGGCCTGAGCAATCTGCTGCTGGCGGGCGCCGACCGGGGCTTTGTCAACGGCGACGAGTGGCGTGACCGGATGCACCTGCCGCCGGCAGGGCTGAAGGAGTACAAGGTCCTGGAAAACTATATTCCCTATGATCAGAGCGGTAACCAGGCCAAGCTGACGGGAGGCGACGGAGATGGAGCTTAAGCTCTCCTGCCCCTGCGCCAGCTATCGGCCTGACATGCGCATCGTCTGCGGCAAGACCCTCAGCTACTGCGGGCACGCCTACTTCAAGCGCTGCAAGGGCTGGTGGGCGCTGAGCGAACAGGCGGCAAAGTGTCCGCTGCGAAAGGAGCAAAACCATGGAAAACCCGAGAACCCCTGAGATGCGGACCCTGCGGACCATCCCCACCGCGTTTGAAACGCGGGAGGAGGACGGCGCTCTCCACATCTCCGGCTATTTCGCTGTGTTCAACAGCAATTACGAGATCGACTCCATGATGTCCGAAAGCATCGCGCCGGGCGCCTTTACCGAGGCCCTGGGCGGCGACGTTCGGGCGCTGACCAACCACGACAGCACGCTGGTGCTGGGCCGGAACACGGCCGGCACCCTGCAGCTGCGGGAGGACAGCCACGGGCTCTGGGGTGACATCCTCATCAATCCCAAGGACGGCGACGCCGTCAACCTTTACGAGCGCGTGAAGCGCGGCGACGTGAGCCAGTGCAGCTTCGGCTTCCAGATCGGGGCCGAGGACGTGGAGTGGCACGACGACGGCTCTGTCCACTGGACCATCACCCGGGTGGATCCGCTTTATGAGGTTTCGGTCTGTACCTTCCCCGCCTATTCCGAGACCGGAGTGGCGGCCAGGTCCGCCGAGAGAAACGCCCACCGGAGCCGCGAGACCGCGGCCTGGAAGGAGAAAATGAAAGGAGTGCTGAGCAAATGGCACTGAAAGCCCTGCTCCTGCGCCGGAAGATCGACGACAGGACCAAACTGCTGGACGCCCTGCGCGAGCAGGACGCCGACCTTGAGAAGCGGGAGGCGGAATACGCCGCCGCCATCGAGGAAGTGACCGACGAAACCCCTGACGAGGACCGCAGCGCCCTGGAGGCGGAGATCACCGCCTTCGACGCGGAGCTGGAGGAGCACCGGGGCCGCGTGAGCGCCCTGGAGGCCGAGCTCCGGGAGCTGCAGGATCAGCTGGCGGCTGAGGAAGCCCGCCAGGACACCCAGAAACACATGGACCCGGCCCCTGCCGGGGAGGAAAGGAAGGACAACACCATGAACAACACCACCCGCACCCGCTTTTTCGGCAAAATGAGCGCCCAGGAGCGCGACGCCTTCGCCGCCCGGGAGGACGTGCAGGCCTATCTGGCCGAGATCCGCACCAGCATCAAGGAAAAGCGCGCCATCACCAACGTGGGCCTGACCATCCCCGAGGTCATGCTGGGCCTGCTGCGCGAGAACCTGATCAACTACTCCAAGCTCTACCGCCACGTCACTGTGCGCACCGTGCGGGGCGACGGCCGCTACCTCATCATGGGCGTGGTCCCCGAGGCCATCTGGACCGAGTGCTGCGCCAACCTCAACGAGCTGACCCTCGGCTTCAATGATCTTGAGTTCAACTGCTACATGGTAGCGGGATACTTCGCCGTATGCAACGCCAACATCGAGGACAGCGACCTCGACCTGATCGCCGAGCTGCTCGAGGCGCTGGCGCAGGCCATCGGCCTCGCCCTTGACAAAGCCATCCTGTACGGTCGCAACGCCGCCGGCGCCCAGAACATGCCGCAGGGCATCGTGAGCCGTCTGGCTCAGACCGCGCAGCCCACCGGCTACCCCGCCACCGCCCGTCCCTGGGCCGACCTGCACACTACCAACATGAAGACCATCCCCGCAGCTTCCACCGGCGTGGAGTTTTTCAAAGCTCTGGCCATCGCTTCCGGCGCCGCCAAGGGCCGCTACGCCCGCGGCGAGAAGGTCTGGGTCATGAACGAGGTCACCTACACCAAGGTCGTCGCCGAGGCCATGAGCATCGACGCCGGCGGCGCGATCGTCTCCGGTGTGAACGGCACCATGCCCGTGATCGGCGGCGTGATCGAGGTCCTCAACTTCATCCCCGACAACGTGATCATCGGCGGCTACTTTGAACTCTACGTCCTGGCAGAGCGCCGCGGCCCGCGCTTCGGCACCAGCGAGCACGTCCGCTTCCTGCAGGATCAGACCGTGATGAAGGGCGTGGCCCGCTATGACGGCGCTCCCGCCATTGCCGAGGCGTTTATCGCCGTCGGCCTCGGCGAAGCGGTCGACGCCACCGACGTCACCTTCGCGGCGGGGGAATAAGCCCGGCGGCTGAAAGCGGCACGTTCTCCACGGCCGCGGCGCCGGGCAGCGAGCTCGGCGGCATGACCAAGGCCCAGCTGCTGGAGCTTGCCGGCGAGCTGGGCGTGGAGAACGTCAGCAGCCGGATGACGAAAGCCGCGATTATCGAAACGATTGAGGGAGGTGCGCGGAATGAATGAGGAGCTGCTCCTGGTCGGACTGCGCACCGACCTGGGCATCGGGGCCCACGCCTATGACGACCGCCTCCGGGAGCGCCTGCGGACCGCGCAGGCGCGGATCGCGGAGGAGGGCATCACGCTGGAGGACACGGCGGCGGACCGGGACCTGGTGGTTATGTACGCCGGGTGGCTCTGGCGCTGCCGCGTCAGCGGCGAGGGCATGCCGCGGATGCTGCGGTACGCGCTGAACAACCGGCTCTTCGCGGAGAAGGGAGCCCAGGCATGAAGGACGCGCTGCATACGCCCTGGAGCGACGTGGCGGGCCTTCTGGCCATCGATCCGAGCCAGGATGACGAAGGATACCGGATTCCCCAGAAGCCGGAGACGCGGCCCGTGTGCTGCACCTGGGAGGACGGAACGAGCCAGAACGAGTTTTACCTGAGCGCGAAGCAGGGCCTCCGGGCGGACGCCTCGGTGGAGCTGTGGAAGGTGGATTACCAGGGTGAGAAATTCGTCTGCTTCCGGGATCGGTTCTACCGGGTGATCCGGAGCTTCGCCTCATCCTTTGACCACGTCACGCTGATCCTGTCGGAGGTGGTGCGATGATCAACGTGGAGGCGGCGCTGAAGGGCGCCATCGAGCCGCTGTTTTCGGACTTCGCCCCGAACGTGTACGAGGGACCGGCGCTGGAGTATGTGGTCTGGAACTGCTACACCACGCCGGACGTCTACGCAGAGGAACTGCCGGCAGCTGCCCGCTATCCCACCCAGGTCCACTACTACCTCCCCCACGGGAAAAACCCGAACCCGGGAAAGCTGAAGCTGCAGCGGGCACTGTTTGAGGCGGGCTTCACCTGGCCAAGCATCACCAACGCCAGCGACAGCGAGGGCCAGCACTATGTGCTGGAGTGTGAGTATTGCAACGCGGGTGGCGTCTATGGCGAGACTTGAGTTTGAGGGCCTGGACGAGCTGAGCGCGGCCTTCGGCCGTCTGGCAGAGGTGCCGGACAGCGTGAAGACCGAGACGCTGGACGCCATGGCCGACGTGGCAGCCCGGGCGATCCGGCGCCGGGGCGAAAGCATGGGCGTGCGGGACCCGGAGAGCGACGTGCACATCCTGGACCGGATCACCACCACCAAGGCCAAGCTCAGCGCCACAGGCGGCAGCGAGGACATCACCTTCTCCGGCACCCGAAGCCGGGGCGGCAAGCGGGTGCGCAACGCGGAGATCGCCTTTATCAACGAGTACGGAAAAAGAAACCAGCCCGCCCGGCCTTTTATCGGGCGGGCCATGAACGAAAGCGAGGCGGCCATCGCGGACGCCGGCGGCAAGGTGCTGGGCGACTGGATGGACAACGTATACAACAAATAGGAGGGTTAAACCATGCCTCAATTCAACCTGAAACACCTCCGTGCCGGCGAGTACGTCAACACCAACGGCACTGTGAGCTATTCCAACGCCGTCAAGATGGGCGACGCCATGACGGTGGACCTGGAGCTGCGCTGGGCCGAGGCCCGGCTGTACGCGGAGGGCCGCCTGGCGGAGTATCTGCGGGAGGCCATCGGCGGCACCGCCTCCGTGGGCGTGAAATACATCACCGCCGACGCCCAGACCCTGCTCTACGGCGTGCGCAGCGGCACCCGGACCGTGAACCAGAAGACCATCAACAGCACCCTGTTCGGCGCCAACGACACCGGCAAATATGTGGGCTTCAGCTTCTACTCCGACGACATGATCGACGGCGTGAAGAAGTACACCTGCGCGCTGGTGACCAAGGCCCGGTTCAGCTATCCCAGCATGAGCCGCCGGACCAAGGGCGAGAACATCGAGTTCCAGACGCCCACCACCACCGGCGAATTTCTGCCCGACGACAGCGCGGATCTGAACCTGATCGAGGTGGCCATCTGTGACACCGAGGCGGACGCCCAGGCCTGGTGCGATGCGGTGGTCAACTACCAGGGGGGCTAAATGCTGCGGCTGGAAGAGAAACCTTTTGAGCTGGACGGCAGGACCTACCAGCTGCGCTGCAACATGGCCACCCTGGACGCCCTGGAGGAAGCCCACGACGGAGACTTTGCCGAGGTGATCAACATGCCTGCCCGGAAGGGCGTGCTGGAGATCCTGGCGGCGATGCTCAACGAGTACGCAGACGACCAGGGCTGGCCGGAGCGGTGGACGCCGGCAGCGCTGAAGCGGCGCTTCAGCTATCAGTATCTGCTGGACCTGGACGTGCTGGGGATCTTCTACCGGGCTGTTGTGCCCCAGAAGGACCAGGGAACGCCGGCGCCGGCGGAAAACGAGACAAACGAGGGAAACTGACAGACCGGGCGGGGGCGAAGAGCAGCTTTGACTTCGCCCGGTATCTCAGTTTATGGCTCTTTGGCCTGCACCAGGAGGAGCGCGCCTTCTGGCGCACGATGAACCCCATGCGGCTGCACGCGCTGCTGGACAGCTGGTATCAGCTGCAGAAGCCGGGAAAGCCCCAGGAGGAGGCCAAGAGTTTGAGCCAGTACCTGAAGGGAGAGTGAGACAATGCCCGTCAGATCCGTGAAAGCCCGGGTCCAGCTGGACGGCGAGAAGGAATACAAGCAGGCTCTGGGCGAGCTGAGCAAGGGCAGCCAGGTGCTGGGCAGCGAGATGAAGAAGCTGCAGGCGGAATATAAGGGCAACACCGACAGCGCCGAGTTCCTCACCAAGAAGGGCGAGGTGCTGGAGCGGCAGCTTCTGCAGCAGAAGGACAAGGTCCAGACCCTGCGGGAGGCCCTGGCCAACGCCGCGCAGCAGTACGGCGAAAGCTCTGAGCAGGCCCAGAACTGGCTGATCAAGCTGAACAACGCCGAGGCCGCGGAGTATGACCTGACCCATGCTATCCAGGAGAACCAGCAGGAGCTGGACAACCAGGGCAACGTGATGAACAGCCTGACCGGAACCGTGGAGGATCTGGCCGGGAAGCTGGGCATCCAGATCCCCGGCGGCGCCCAGAAGGCGCTGGACGCGCTGAAGGGCATGGGCAACGGCTCTGCCGCGGCGCTGGGCCTTGTGGCAGCAGGCGCGGCGGCGGCCATCGCCGCCATCAAAAAGCTGCACGAGATCACCCTGGAGGCCGCCAGCGAGGCGGACGATCTGATCGCCCAGAGCATGGTCTCCGGCGTGAGCACCCGGACGCTGCAGCAGTGGCAGTACGCCAGCAACCTGATCGACGTCTCCACGGAGACCATGACCGGGAGCCTGACCAAGTTGACCCGCAACATGGCGGACGCCGCCGGCGGCAACGAGAAGCTGAGCGCCGCGTTTGAGAGTCTGGGCGTCTCGATCACCAACCAGGACGGGACGCTGCGGGACGCGGAGAGCGTCTTTTATGACATCATCGACGCCCTGGGCCAGGTGGAAAACCAGACCCAGCGGGACGCTCTGACCATGCAGATTTTCGGCAAGAGCGCCCAGGAGCTTAACCCGCTGATCCTCCAGGGCAGCGATGCCCTGAAGGCCCTGGCAGCGGACGCGGAAGCGGCCGGCTACGTCCTGGACGAGAGCCAGATCGCCAAGCTGGGCGAGGTAGACGACGCTTATCAAAAGATGCAGCTGCAGATCGAGGCCACCAAGAAAGAGCTGGCGGTGCAGTTTGCCCCGGCCAGCAAGGCGGCCATGGAGACCTTCACCACCCTGGTCCAGAAGGGCGGCAAGGCCCTGAAGGACAGCGGCATCATCGCGGGCTTTGCCGCGGTGGTGGAATCTCTGGGCAACCTGATCACCGGCGGCGACAAACTGAGCGACAGCACGCTGCCGAAGATGGACCAGAAATTCAACCTGCTGCGGGCTTCCCTGGGCGCGGTGGCCCAGTTTATGGCGGCCATCGCGGACGCTGCCAACCTGGTGACCAGCATTGTGACACTGGACTGGAACGGCGTCAAAAACTCGCTGGGCTTCGGCTATAAGTACGGCAACGCCAACAACATGCAGCGGGTGACCATGCAGCAGAATGGAACCTGGGAGCAGTACAGCACATATTACGGTAAGGGCAGCACCTACGGCTTCGACCGAAACACCGGCCGATACTATGACCTGGAGACCGGGAACTATCTCGTCGGCAGCCCGGCGGGCTGGAACGCAAGCGGAAACGATAGCTGGCGCGGCGGCCTGACCTGGGTGGGCGAAAGCGGGCCGGAGCTTGTGGCTCTGCCCCAGGGCTCCCGGATCCTGAGCAACCAGGACAGCCGCACCCTGGGCGGCGACGTTTTCAACATCACAATCGACGCGCACAGCGTGCAGGAATTCAACGACATCATCGAGCTGGCGCGCAGCGCCCGCGTGCGGCGGAGAATGGAGGGCTAAATGGCAAAGACGATAGACCTATACGCGGATCTGGTCCGCGTCGTTGACAGCAGGCCCGCCTACAGCACCACAAACTACAAGTGGGAGACCATGCCGGCGCAGACGTATAACGACAACTACTACCGCGCACTGGCTCATTTCAATTTTCCGGAAGAGCTCCTATATAATGAAATTACAGCTATCACTCTGTGGGGTTATATTACAGCAAAGCCTCATTTCCCGGAGCTCGGCAGCTATTTCACTGTTTACTTTTATCCCCTGTCGGCGCCATTTGACGCGAATACCACATGGAAGACAAAACCATTGGCTGGCAATTTCGCATCAAGAAACTGGGCCAGTAAATGGGTCCAGCAGGATACTTTTTCTGGCTGGGTGTCCGCGCCAAGTATCGCGTTTGACCAGCAGGTCAAAAACGCGCTGCTCAACGGCGTCCAGGTCTGGTTTGAAATAGATAGCAGCTACGACTCCGCCACCCTGCGGACCAGTGAGACGAGCAAACAGATCTGCTGCACGGTGACCTATGAGGACACGATCCTGCAGCCCAGCATCACCGGCAGCCCGACCGGCGGCTATCTAGCGCGGCCCAGGGCCAACACCTTCAGTTGGTTTGTCCAACAGCCCAGCGGCATGGTGGGCGAATACGTCCCCACAGGAAACAGTTTTCACTGGAAGCAGACCGATGCCGAGAGCTATACGGACATCGACACCGGAGACGAGAAGCGCCACACTCTGGCGGCCAACACGATGCCGGCCGGCGGCATCCTGTGGTATCCAAGTGCCAGCTTTGCAAACGGCCAGACCTTCACTGCTGGCCCCTATGCCATTGACACCGACGAGCCGCTGGGCACGGTGACCCTGAAGAGCCCCCTCGACACGGTGGTGGACGGGACCAACCGCTACCAGCTGAGATGGACCTATTCCAACGCCAGCGGCATGCCGCCCCGCTGGTTCGACGTGCAGATCAGCACCGACGGCGGCACAACCTGGAGGGACCTGGCCACGCACACCAGCGGCGGATTGATGGACGGCTCGCTGAACATCTCCCCGCTTGACAACCTGCCCAGCGGCACCATCTTCTGGCGGGTCCGCGGCTATAACCAGGACCTGGTGCCCGGCCCGTGGAGTGCGCCCGGGTCATACATCAGCATCGCCGCGCCGGCGGCGCCCACGGTGACCGCCACCAGCGCCCCCTATGCCACGATCAGCTGGCAGGGCGAGGGACAGCAGGCCTACGAGGTCAGCGTGGACGGGAAGAGCTACGGCACCAGATACGGAACCGACAAGAGCTTCACCCTGACCTCTCCCCTCTCCGACGGGCAGCACACGGCAAGCGTGCGCATCCAGGGTGTCTATGGCCTGTGGAGTGCGCCGGGTACTGTGACCTTCAACGTCAACAACGAGAGCAACCGGCGGATCAAGCTGGTGGGCAGCTTCGTGGATGACGCGAGGCTGAGCTGGCAGCTGCTGCAGCATCCCAACGTGTCCGCCTGGAGCCAGGGCGGCATCGACGCCGCCACCGGCAGCGAGACCAGCGACAGCACAGCGATCCGGGGCACGACGGTGACGGACATCGTGTCCGACGCAGAGGCGGGCGACGGCTATGAGCTGATGGCCTACTGCTGGGATTCCGGCGGGGCCTACATGGGCGTGTTTGACAATACGGGTTTTTACACCGAGGCGCGGCCCTTCGTGCAGTCTCTGGACCTGGACAGCGCCAGGCAATCCGGCGCCGCCACGATCCGGATCAGCGCCCGGCGGACGGACGGCGGCGCAATTGTGCCAGCGGACGCAGCCGTGGCGGTCTGGTATGCCAGCAGCACCTTCACCGTGGCGGACGGTTACACCGTCTTCCGCGACGGTGTCCAGATCGGACACACGGAGGAACCCCGGTACTCGGACCGGCTGGCGCTGGGTGAGCACAGCTGGTACGTTTTCGGCAGGACCGGCGACGGGTACTATGTCCAGTCAAACACCCTGGAGGGCGACGTGGCCATCGCCCACAGTCTGATCGCCCCGGCTGAGGGCGGCGACTGGCTGGAGCTGAGGCTGACGGAGCACAGCAACAGCGAGCAGGGCTTTCAGCGGTCCCGGACCACGGTGCTGCGCCATGTGACCGGGGCCAGGTATCCGGTGCTGGAGATCTCCCCCTTCGAGGACGTGACCGGCACCTATGACGCGGCCTTTTTGCCCGGCGAGGGCGCCGAGGCCTTTGAGGCGCTGTTCGGCCGGGTGATCATGCTGAAGACGCGGCGCGGGAACATCATTGTGGGCCCGCTGACGGCGATCAACAAGCGGGAGACGGACTTCTACACCACCTACACCTTCAGCGTGCAGCAGATCCACTGGGAGGGCTTCGACACATGATCCGGGAGATCGAATTCCACTACATCATCGTACGGGGCGGCGCGGATTACGGGGAGCTGTATGCCCTGGGCAACAGCACCCCGACCATCCGCATGACGTCCTCCGGCGAGATCAAGACCAGCTTCTCCGGGGACTTCGCCGTGCCGGAGGGCATGAACTGGCTCTCGGCAGAGATCCGCCCGGAGATGTGGATCAACGGGACGCGGTACGCTCTGGGCAACTTCCTCCCGGCCACCGTGCAGGACCGGGAGAGCAACGGCGCCCGCAGCATCCACGTGGAGGCCTATGACCGATGCTGGCGGGTCAAGGACACACTGAGCGAGACGACCCTCCACTTCGCAGCCGGCAGCTATTACCTGACGGTGATCAAGAACCTGCTGGCCATGTGCGGGATCACGCTGGTGGCCGATACGCCGAACGGCTCGCGGCTGAGCGAGGACCGGGCGGACTGGCCCATCGGGACCTCTTACCTGAGCATCATCAACGAGCTGCTGGACGAGATCAACTATAACCCGCTGTGGTTTGACGCCAGCGGCCTGGCCATCCTGGAGCCCGCCACGATCCCCGACGCGTCGCAGCTGGACCACCGGCTGGATTACACCAACGTGCAGAGCATGCTACTGCCGTCCATGACCAAGGAAAACGACGTCTATAAGGCGGCGAACCACTTCATCTGCGTCTGCTCCAATCCGGACAAGGGCGAGCCCCTGGTGGCCACGGCCACCAACACCAATCCCAACAGCCCTGCCTCCGTCTGGAGCCGCGGGCGGCGGATCGCAAAGCTGGTGCGCGTCAACAACATCGCCTCCCAAGCGGCGCTGCAGGAATACGCGGACCGGCTTGTGAGCAAGAGCCTCTTCTCCGGGGAGAAGGTGACCGTGCAGACGGCGCTGCTCCCCGGGTGGGGCGTTTATGACGTGACGAGCCTGGTTTACCGGGACTTCTCCGGGCTGTGCATGGAGACGGCCTGGACCATGCAGCTGAAGGTGGGCGGCACGATGAGCCACACACTGGAGAGGGTGGTGATCAACATTGGATGATCTTTTTGACGAGATCCGGGAAGCGGCGCCGCAGACGCCGCTCTACCTGGGCACCGTGGGCAGCGTGAGCGCCTCCGGCGCCACGCTGAAGATGGACGGAGACGACGCCGCCGGCAGCAAGGCTTATAAACATGTCGACACCGGCATTTCACTCACTGCCGGCGACCGGGTCCTGGTGGCCCGGATCAGCGGCAGCTATGTGATTCTGGGAAAAATCACCGCTTAGGAGGTGTCAGATAAAAATGAGCAATATCATCACCGCGACCTTCGCCGCCGGCACGAACGAGACCGTGGCGCAGGAGCGGCTCTACCAATGGAGCTACGGGCAGACCCTCCTGATTGAGGGGCTGGAGCTCCCGACCAGTTACCAGGTGGACTTCAGCAACCTGGAATTCTGCGGCTGCGGGGCGATCCCCAGGATCGGCAGCGCCGAGGGCGTGCAGATCCCAAACGAGCTGCTGAACACCGGGAAAAACGTCTATGCCTTTGTCTGGCTGATCGACGCCACGGGCGGCCGGACCCAGTACCGTGTCACCATCCCGGTGACGCCGCGGCCGGCGCCGGAGCTGCCGGACCCGTCCCCAGAGGAGGACAGCGCCATCGCGGAGGCCATCGCGGCGCTGAATGCAGCCGTGGAGCAGACCGGACAGAGCGCAGCGGATGCAGCAGCCAGCACGGACGCCGCAGCGGGCAGCGCCCTGGACGCGGAGGACGCGGCCACCCTGGCGGAATCCTGGGCCGTGGGCGGCACGGGAACCAGGGACGGCGAGGATTATAACAACAGCCGCTTTTACGCAGAGGTGGCCCAGCAGGGCGCGGAAAAAGCCGGATATGCCTGGTTTGATGTGGATGATCAGACCGGGCAGCTGGTGGTAACTGTAACCGATAACCTGGCGCAGGACGTCAGTTTTGCGGTGAATGAAAATCTGGGGACATTGGAGGTAACGATCAATGGCTGAGACTTACAGCGCTGGCGTCGTAACTGCTTACGGCGCGGCGGTGCGCGGTGGCTACACCGGCACCTATGAGGAGTTTTGCGCCGAACAGGCCAAATTTGCCGAGAATGCGGCGGCCGTGGCGCAGGCGAAGGAAGACGTGGAAACCATGCAGGGCCAGGTGGAGCAGGCAGCTGCGACCTTTACCGGCACGACTGTTCCCGCAGCAGTGACCACCGTCCAGGAGGCTGGCGCTGCCCAGGTGCAGGCCGTCCAGAGCGAGGGCACGATGCAGGCCCAGGCCGTGGAGACCGTGGGCGCACAGCAGACGGCCGCCGTTGGAGCTGCCGGATCTGACGCCGTGGATGCCGTGGAGGCTGCCGAGACTGCTGCCACTGACGCGGTGACCGCAGCCCAGACCGCAGCCGTGCAGGCGGTGCAGACTGAGAGCACCACGCAGCAGGCCGCGATCCAGACCAAGGGGCAGGAAACCATCGCCTCGATCCCGGAAGACTACACGGCTCTGAGCGGCGAGGTTGATGACTTAAAGAGCGCGTTTAATGACGATCTTGTGCCTACTAGCTGGACGCCAGATATTACTAAGGGGTCATACTTTAAACTCTCTGATGGCGCGGCTACCGGTAGTCTCAAATATGCCAGAACATCTGCACTGTGGAACGGATATGGCACTCTCAAATCTGTTGTTCTGAATAACCCTACATATGAGTTTTGCCTTGCATTGTATGATGAAACTGGCGCTACAAGCGGAACAGGTTATCAAGGTTATATTGGTTACTCTACAAGTCAGAAATATATTCCAAAGACTGCCGCTAAGGTTGGTGTTAGCTTTCGCAGAGTAGATCAGGCTGCGCTTTCTGATGAAGATATTATGGCTATCTCTTCGGCGCTGTCAGCGCTCGCCGCAACAGATACGACTCTGAGCTTTGCTGGCACACCCGCCGATGCACAGACTGTCGGAGACTTAAAGAGCGCCTTTTCGGAGAGATTAAGAAACGCGAATTTAAGTCTATCTGGAAATTATTTTGATAAAAATAACGCCGAAATGCTTTCTGGCTTTGTAAAAAGCACTGGGGCGGTTGATAGTTCTACAGGCTACCATCACGCTTTTGTAGCATTGCAAGGCGCTGGCAACTATGTGCGGCTGGCCAAATACGCATCTTTTGGAATAAACGCGACAAATATTCAGCTTTTTGACAAAAAAAAGCAGTTTATAAAATCTGTTCCGGGCACTCGCATAGACTTAACCGATTTAATATCATTTGTGTTGGCGGAAGATGATGCAAATAGTGCCGCTTATACTGTCCTTAATGTTGATGACCGATACCCCGATGTAATTGGCCTGTTTTTTGACAGCGAAAACTATAATTTCATCGGTAATCGCCCACCTAATGCAAACTTTGGAGCCGCGACAAATCCCCTTTTTAAGAAAAAACTTGTTTGTGATGGGGACAGCATATGTAGGGGACTTTATGACAGGCCTTATTCAAACGATGGTTGGTTCGGTAGACTGAAAAATGATTATTCGATGTCAGGCGTCAATTATGCTGTCAATGGAGGTACGATCACCGACATGACAGACACTACCTTGGGCGGCAATCCCAGACATTCTGTTGTGGTTTCAATTGACACCTTAATTGCCGAGAATCCTCAGCTTGACTATTTGATCCTCGAGGGCGGAACAAATGATGCCGACTTAATTGGCAGATTTGTAGATGGTACGGCCCCAGCAAAATTTGGCTCATGGGCTGAAGGCGACTATACGGGCAATTATGACATAGCCACCTTCTGCGGTGCTGTGGAAAAGACTTTTTACAAGGCTTTGAACCAATGGCCTAAAGCAAAAATCGGCTTCATCATTCCCATGCAGATGGGTATAAGCAATAATACTTCGGCAAACCGGCGCAGATACTTTGATGAAATTGTATCTATTGCAAAGAAATGGCACATTCCCGTGCTTGATCTGTGGAACGAGAGCCAGATGGATGCAAGGCTTACTGTCTATTATGACAGCACTCTGACGTCTGCGCAGAACGTCAGCGCAGGAAAGTGTTATTATGACGGGCAGCACCCCACGAGTTATGGCTATGATCTCATGCAAGCCAAAATTGAGAACTGGGTAAAGCGCATGTAAATGGCACTTTAAGTCAAGATCGGGGCGGCAGCTCGCCGCCCCGGAGAGGGGATGAGAAATTGACCGAGGACGAGCTGCGGCAGAAGATCTGCGCCTGCGCCAGGAGCTGGCTGGGCCGCCGGGAGGCGGACGGCAGCTTCCGGCCGATCATCGACACCTACAACAGCATCAGACCGCTGCCGGGCGGTTACCGGATGAGCTATAGCGATCCCTGGTGTGCTGCCTTTGTCTCCGCCTGCGGCTGGGCCGTGGGCCTGTCGGAGATCGTCTTTCCCGAGTGCAGCTGCGACCGGATGATCCTCCTTTATCAGCAGCACGGCCGCTGGTGCGAGGATGACGCCTATCACGCCCGGCCTGGCGATCTGATCTTTTACGACTGGCAGGATTCCGGGGCCGGCGACAACCGCGGCAGCAGCGACCACGTCGGCCTGGTGGTGGAGGATAATGGTCATTATATGACCATCATCGAGGGCAACCATTCCGACGCCGTCAGCAAGCGGACGCTGGCCTATAACAGTCAGTTTATTCGCGGCTTCGGCCTGCCCGACTACGACGCCCTGGGCGACCGGGAGACCGACGCCGGGCAGCTGCCCGCGGATCCTCAGCCGTCGCCGGAGCCTGCGCCGGATCCGGCCGAGACCTGCACGGCGGAGCTGCCGGTCCTGCGGGAGGGCGCCGAGAGCGAGGCCGTCCGCAACGCCCAGCGGCTGCTGCTCTCCCGCGGTTACAGCTGCGGCGGCAGCTGGTCCTGGATCTATCAGCGAGAGCTGCCAGACGGGGAATTCGGCCCCCAGACGGCGGCGTCCGTCCGGGAGTTTCAGACGGACAACAAACTGCCGGAGACCGGCATCATCGACGGCGCCACCTGGGCGGCGCTGATCACAACTTGAGGAGGCGCGATATGAACGCACCGGATAAGGCAACAGAGATCAAGGCGGCGCTGGCCGCAATCGTCGCATTTTTCACGGCCCTCTGGGGCTGGCTGGGCTGGGCCGTGCTGGTCTGGGTGTTCTGCTTCCTGCTGGACTACGTGTCCGGCACATTCGCCGCCCGCAAGGCTGGCGAGTGGTCCAGCGACATCGCCCGGGAGGGAGTCTGGCATAAGCTGGGCGAAATTTTCGCGGTCCTTGTGGCGGCGCTGTGCGACATCGCCCTGCGGGTCGTGGTGGAAGGCTCCGGCCTGGACCTGGGGATCCAGCTGGGCGCGATCATCACGCCGGTGGTGCTGCTGTGGTACATTTTGACCGAGCTGGGCAGCATCGCGGAAAACGCCGAAAAAATGGGCGCCCCGGTGCCCGGCTGGGTCAAGAAGGGGCTTAAACAGTACCGGGACAAAATCGACCGGGACCATGAGCTCCCGGGAGAAGAGGACGACAAAAAAGAGTAAACAAAAGCGGAGCACCGGGCTGGTGCTCCGCTTTTGCTTTATTCTGTACTCCCCTGTCAGATCGGCCAGGCCTCTGCCAGGATGTCGTCCGCGGTGTCAACCGCGTCGGGATCGTCTGGATCGAAGCTGACGCGCTGCACGATCACGCAGCGCCAGAGCTGCCCGTCATACTCCACATCCTGCTCCAGCTTCCACAGCTCCCAGGGCTGTCCGTCCTGCCAAAGCCGGCCGGTGATGCCCTCCCAGGCTCCGCCGTCGATGGTCTCCGCGATGTGCTGTCTCAGATCCTGCGTCATGTCTCTGCACCTCCAAACTTAATCAGTCACTCTCGCCGCAGTCATCGGCCAGGTCTTCCAGCCATTGATTGACGTCGGCGGCGGTCATGTTATCTCGGTCCTCCACGCCGGTGAGGCTGTAGGTGCCGTCGTCGTGCTCCGTGATGGTGAGCGGATCGCACTGGGCATACATGGCTGCGGCCTTTTCGCTCAGCCGCAGGCTGGTCTTTTCGTTCCCGTAAATCTTCATCCTTATGACCTCCTCACTTGACATTCTGGATTAACTGCTCGATATAGGCGCTGGCGCTGATCCCTAGCTCCGCGGCCTTGCGCTTAATGTTCTCCACCGTGGCAGCGCCCAGGCTGTAGCAGACCTGGACCCGGCTCTCATCCTCAGCGACCTCGCCGAAGATAGCCTCAAAGTCGTCGGCGTCCAGCCTCTCCTCCGCCCACGCTTTCGCCTCCGTGAAGCTCATGGGCATGATCCGGGAGCCGCCGGACCAGGAATTCTGGCCCTGGGCTTCCGCGTATCGGCTCATGGGGCCGCCCTCACCGTGGAGGAAAAACTCGCCGGTTTTTTTCCGATAGAGCGTCTCCTCCATGTGCGAGAAATCGCGCCAGGTGCCGCCATTGGCCCAGGAGCCGAGCTCCTTTGCTGTATTAGTGTCATACACTTTGCCGTTGATGATTCTTTTCATGGGTTTGCCCTCCTGATTATTATCAATTATTCACCGATCGCGGCAGCGATCCGGTTGTACTGCTCGTCGGAAAAATCGTTGTTCTCGTTGAGGACGCCTTTGGCGTAAAGGCTCTCGTAGTCTTCAACGGTTCCGAGCCTCGCCTCAAAGAGCTGGGTCAGCTCCTCGATAGCGTCATTGGTGACCTTCTCCCAGCGCTTGCACATGGCGTTCCAGCCGTATCCGCGAGCCTTCAGCGCGTCCTTGATGCTGTAGCAGTCGCTGACGCAGACGATGGTCTGGCTGGTGGTGGGGGTGGTCCTGCGGATGTCGATCCAGAGATTCATGTTTTTTCCTCCTTGTTTGTTTATCTCTTGTCCCTTACTGAGTCTATATTACCATAGAGTTTATATATTGTCAAGTCGAAACGCGGAAATAAATAAAATAATTTTCAGTGCAACGATCCCGGCAATTTTCCTGCATTCAAATCTGCATTCAAAACCTGCAACATCGTGCATCAAAATGCAACATCCTGCAACACAGCGCGAGGTAAACGGCCGGACGAGACTCTGAACCTTTGAGGCGTTTATCTGGGCAAAAGTGATGGAAAACAAGAAAAACCGTCCATTTCTGGACGGCTTTTCTCTTTGGTGGGGGAAGGTGGATTCGAACCACCGAAGGCATTGCCAGCAGATTTACAGTCTGATAAAAGTCCGATTATTTCGCGGCTTTCCGGGCTTTTGCAGTCAGGGATTTTACTTTCCGGGCAAATTTGCCGGAGGCTTTTTTCTCGTGCTTTTTCCGCAGGTCCGTGTAGATCTCCAAGGTAGTGGTGACGGATGCGTGGCCCAGAATGTGCTGGGCGGCGTAGACGTCCACCTGGCTCTCGTAGAGCAGCGTGGCGGTGCCGTGGCGTAGATTGTGAGCGCCCAGGGTGGGCTTGCCGTCCTCATCCGTCCAGCCGTGTTTTTCGCAGTAGGCTGCCCAGGCGGTCTCCCAGTTGCTGTCGGTCATGTATCCCACGCGGGCCTTCCGGCCGGCTTTGTATTCCCGGCGCGGGAAAAGCCACTCCCCCGGATGCAGCTCCATCCACTGGAGCAGCAGCGGCCGCAGCGGCTCGATGAGGGGCACCGTGCGCACGCCGCTGGGAGTCTTGCTGGAGGGGATCCTCAGCTCCCAGTTTTTCGTGTCCACTTCGGACCGCTTCCGCTGCAGGGCCTCGCTCCGCCGAACGCCGGTGCAGAGGAGGAAAAACGGGATAAACCCGAAATCCATGTCCTCCGCGTTTGAGACGATGACATCGATCACGTCGTCCTCCGGCGCAGATCGCTTACCCTTGTGCAGGCCCTTCGGGACCTTGACGGCCAGGGCGGGATTATAGGGGATGTCCCGCTGGGCAACGGCGTGGTCAAACATCATCCGCCAGAGGCTGCGGCGGGTGTTGACGATGGTGTACGAGTAACCGCGGGCCTTGGCGGCCAGCAGATCCTGGTTGACCTCCAGGGCGCCCAGCTGGGCGATGGGGCGGTCACCGTAACGGTCGAGGATTTCCTCCAGGTGCCGCTTGTAGTTGGACCAGGTCCTGTCCTTGACCTCCTGGCGGTGGAGGCTCTCCCACTCCCCCTCCACCACGCGCAGGGTGCGCGGGTCCGGCGTTTCCTTCTCCACGATCCGCTGATAGAGGCGCTCCGGATCCCGGTCGCAGATCAGGTGGCGCTTGCCCTTGGGCTCGCCGGCGGCGTTCAGCTCGTGCCAGTACCCCGCGAATCGGCCATCCGGCCGTTGATAAAACATGGAGGCGTATCTGGATTTTTTCATGGGCGGCCCTCCGTGTCCGATCTGGACACATTCTCCTCGCCGCCCAGCTCCTCCAGACGGCGCTGCATGTCGGCAAGGCGGGCGTCCATGGAGCGCAGCTGCTCCGTGAGCTGGTCCCGATCCGGCTCCGGCGGGAGCTCCGGCGGGGCGGCGGGCGCTCCGGACTGGCCGAGGACGATGCCCAGGTAGATCAGCACGGCAGCGGCGGCGCCGCCCAGGCAGCCGCACCAGGCACCCACAAAAGCGCCGGCGGTGGGGTCGGAAGGATAGGCCACCCAGAGGGCCAGGAGGGATAGCAGAAGGATCCCCAGCAGGATCAGCAGCCAGCGCAGGCTTTTCATGGTGTGCCTCCCATCCGAGCGCCCTGCTGTCGGGCGATCTGCTCGTAAAAATCATAAACCAGGGTGCCGTTGACGGCGGTGGCCAGGCGGTACGCTCCCGTCTCGCCGTCGCGGATGTAAGAAATGTTGACCTTGAAGATCCGGTGCCCGTTGCCGGCGAAGGTGCGGTACCACTGATTGCTGGCCTCGGTGAGAGCGGCAGCCAGCGGGTACCAGGTGGACAGCTCCCCGCGGTTTGCCTCTTCCAGGCAGACCGCGTCCGTCTCCGGAGACAGGACGATGCGTATGATCAGGTCGTTTCCCTCCAGGGAAATGCTGTAGGCGTCCGGATAGATCTCATCCAGGCGGGCGCGGCAGGCGTCCACCAGCTCCTCCACGGTGAGGGCGCCGGGGATCGGCGTATTGGTGGGCGGCGGCGTGGAATCACCGGGGAACTGATTGTGCATGGCCATGTTGACCTGACTGGACGCGCCCACCAGGATGATGGCGGGGATCAGGATAAAGAGCAGCGCCAGAATCGCCAGAATGCGGCCCATGGGCTCGCCTCCTCTCACAATAGATAAGACGCGATGTCGACTATGACACCGCGTCTTTTTCTTTGCTCTCCGGCTCCGCGAAGCGCTTTAGGGCCAGGCGGACCAGGGCGCGGGCATCGTCGTCGGCGGCGCGGTAGGCGGCCAGCAGCTGCCACTCGTCGTCGGAGATAGGGCTGCCGGGCTGGATGCTGCGGTCGAGCAGATAGTCGGCGGTGACGCCGAAGATCTCGCAGCACTGATGAATCGTCTCCTCATCCAGACCGCGGACTCCGGTCTCATAATTGCCGATTGCCTGCCGGCTTTTCGACAATTTGGCAGCCAATTCATCCTGGCGCCATCCCATTTTCACGCGCAGATCTTTGATGCGATTCATTCCATCAGCTCCTATTAAAGCTCTATGAAAATTATACAATGCCGGGAGCCGTTTTTCAGCAATTGCCACAAATCGAAGATTTGCCACGCAAAATGACTTGACATTGCTTCGTTACGAGGCTTATTATGATGCTATGCCACGATACGAAGCATTTTCCACAATCCCCACACAGTTTTCCACAGCAACAGCATAAACGGCCGCCGGCGGGGACGCCAGTGAGCCGGGATGCGGATCTGCTGCGGGAAACCGGAGCCGGAATGCGAGACGAAAGGAGAACAACATGACCGTCAAAGAGTGGAGAGAGCAGAACCCCGACATTAGCTACACGATGGTCTTCGCGGCAGACGCCCACAGCTTCGGCCCGAAGGGCGGCAGCGTGTACGGCAGCCGGGAGGTCACCGGCCGGATGCAGGTGATCTCCGTGGAGATGCAGCGGCTCAGATTTCCGGAGCCGCACGACTTCCCGGTGCTGCACGTGTGGGACCCGATCGTCTGCGATCCCCTGCCGGAAGGAACCCAGGCGGGCGGATAATATCCGCCCCTACGTAGAGAACGAGAAAGGAGGAACCCTGAAGACAATGGCAAAACCGAGCAGGGTGATGATCATCGCGGACGCGATGGCCCGGGAGATCATCGCCAACCAGACCCAGGCGCGGCTGACCATCGGCTTTGACGCGGCGGTGATCGCGGCAAACCGGGCGCTGGGCATGGGCCCCGGCCGGGCGGCGGCCTTTATCGAGGCCTGGCACGAGGCCCTCAACGAACTGGCCGACCTCTACGTCACCGACGCGGACGAAAACCACGACAATGAGATCAGCTACAGCAAAGGCACCCGGGACGAGGTGATCCGGCGCATCGTGGGCGAGGAGAATTTTGTCCCCTTCGACCGCGCCTATGGTCAGGCCTACATGGACGAGCTGCACCGCGTGCGCGTGCTGGAGCAGCACAGGGCCGAACGTGACGCCGCCGGAAATTGAAAGGAGCGAACCTGAAGACATGGCAGAAATCATCGAACTGAGAAGACCCAAAAAGCTGGAGGGACTGGCTCCGCGGCGGAAGGCCGCCGGGATGACCCAGGCCCAGCTGGCCGCGGCGCTTGACGTGGAGCGCAGCGCGCTGAGCATGTGGGAGATCGGCATCAACTGGCCCAGCGCCAGGATCCTGCCGGCCATGGCAGACCTGCTGCTGTGCAGCATCGACGACCTCTACGTGGCGCCGGAGGCGGACGGAGAGGAGGCGCCGGCATGAGTCGGGAAAAGATGGGCATGCGGGACGTGCTGGAGCAGCTGAACGAGATGTTCCCGGACCAGGGCGCCCTCAGTCAGAAAGAGGTGGCGCTTTTCCTGGGCGTCAACCGCACGACGGTCTACCGGCGGGGCATCCGCTTTTCCCCGGTGACGCACCGGGTGACCAAGGTGGATCTGGCGCGCCAGATCTGCCTGTGAGGAGGACAGCATGGCTTTCCAGATGGAGCCCGACCTGATCGTCAGCGACTATCGACAGGCGGCCAACAAACAAAAACAAATCGAGATCCTGGCAAACCTCAACCTGTGCAGCCCGCGGGAGATCGCCTGCCTGCTGCGGGACCACGGCGAGGTGCTGCCCAGCCGCTGGGTCAAGCAGTTGGAGAAGCCCAGCAAAATGAGCGAGGAAAACCGGCGGCGGATGAGCGAGGCCCAGAAGGCGCGCCAGGCCCGGCTCCGGGAGGAGAAAGCCCGGCAGGAAGGCTTCCAGGGCGTGACCGTGGGCGAGCTTCGGCGGCTGCTGGCGGACCTGCCGGAGAGCTGCCCGGTGCTGATGGACGGAGACGCGCCGCTGATGCGGGTGAGCTTTTTCCGGCAGTACGACGCCGGCAGCCAGACCACCACGGACGCGGTGTGCATCTCCGGGGACCGGGAGGCGACGGCATGAGGATCCGAGTTTATCAGGTCCGCACCGGCGAGGGAAACGCCGATTTGATCTTCTCCGGCAGCCAGGAGCTGGCCATGTGGGGCTATTCCCTCAGCGCCCTGCCCCGGGCGGCCTATGACATGGTCTTCGACGGGGAGCTGGAGGCCCGGAACCTGGACGAGGTCTACTCCCGGCTGCAGCTGCGGCAGCATCTGTTCCCGGACGGCTATGAGGGCCGGAGCCTCAGCGTCAGCGACGTGGTGGAGATCATCGAGCGCGGGGACAGCCTTCTGTGCGAGGCCGAGGGGCTGTGGTTTGTCGACAGCTTCGGCTTCCTGCCCTGCGACTGGGACGTGGAGGGCGTCGACCTATGACCAGACGACAGGCGAAAAAACGCGTCCAGAAGAAATGGCGGATTCCGCGGGGCAGTTACCCCTCAGGCGCACCTCCGCGCCTCGTGGATGCCCTTCTCCAGAGCATTGACGACCTGACGAAAAGCCTCTCCCTTTTGTTCAGCCAGGCTCGTGTAAGCTCTTCGCCCGACGGAGCTCTCCAGCTTGTGCTGCCGGCAGCGCCGGCGGCTGCATCTGACACGGGAGAGACCACGCGGGCTTCCCGGGGCGAGATCTTCTGGGAATTTGAATAAAAAGCCGGGCGGCATTGCCGCCCGGGATAATACGGAGACGCGCGCCGGTGCGCCGTCCTTTAAGCCACGGACAGCGGCGGGCTGCTGGCAAGGCCTGCCGCGGGTTCGACTCCCGACGTCTCCTGTTTTCTTACCTTCCTGGGGTGGGCCGGATGGCATCCGGCCCATTCCGGAGGGCTGTCTATCAAAAAGCGCACGGGGATGTTCCTTTCTTTTTCATTCTTCCTGACTTTCGGTTTTCTTCCTGACACCCACATCACCACCGGCCTGCCCCGGCCGGATCCCTGCCCCGTGCGCTTTTTGATGGGCAGACAAGCTGCGGCCCCTACGGCGGACGCCTGGAGGGGCTGCGAAAGGAGTTTGACATGACTGCGCTTGATTTGATCATGATCGTGCTGGCTGTGGGCCTGATCGGCGTGCCGGTGGGCGCGGGGATCTTTTTCGCCATCTTCGCCGCCTGGGACAGATGGAGGCGGGGCAGATGAGCGACTACAACGTGTGTCGGATCGCCCGGAAGACCGCCGGCATGACCCAGGAGCGCTGGGCCGAGGCGCTGGACGTCTCCGTGGACGCCGTGGGCCTTTACGAAGCGGGCAAGATCATGCCCTCGGACGAGGTGGTGCTGCGGATGATCGAGGTCAGCGGCCACACGGCCATCGGTTACTGGCACCTGCTCAACAAGAGCCGCGTGGCCCGGGAGCTGCTGCCGGATGCGGAGCGGCTGCCGCTTTCCCAGGCGGCCATCCGGCTGCTGCTGGCCATCCGGGAGTTTAACGACCGGAAACGGCCGGAGCAGCTGCTGTGGATCGCGGCGGACGGCATCGTGGATCCGAAGGAGCGCGGCGAGTTTGAGGAGATCATCCGGGAGCTGCAGGCCATCATCCAGGCGGCCATGCAGATCCAGATGAGCGAGGAGGAGGGCTGACCATGGACCAGGATCAGGGCAGCGGCCGGGGCCGCTATCGGTGCCAGTTTAACCAGGGCGTGCTGTGTCCGCCGGTGGGGCGGCGCTGCGTCCGCTGCGGCTGGAATCCCGAGGTCAGCCAGCGACGAGGAGAGGAGGCGAGAAAACAACGGAAAAACCGGAAGTGATGGACGACATTCTGGACATCCTCAGCGAGATGTGCGACCGCTGCCGCTATCCCCTGTTGGAGCAGGACCGCGAGAAGCTGATGCAGGAGCACTGCGAGGTCTGCCCGCTGGAGGCGCAGCTGACCACCCTGGCGGCCAAGGCGTGCCTGCACGGGCAGATCCAGGCGGGCGAGAGGATCCTGCGCGGGACCGAGCCTGAGAGGATCCGGAGATAAAAAAAGGACCGCGGAGACGTGACCCTCCGCGGCCCGAGATTCCCGATGAAAGGAACCTGAAGACAATGAGTATTTTATCAGAAAAGCGAGAGCTTGTAAAGGGGGTGGGGAGAAAATGAGCACGATCCGGGTCATCAAGCAGTCGAATTTTACCCAGCTCGACAACGGACTGCTGGATGACAGCCGGCTGAGTTTCAAGGCCGTGGGGCTGCTGTGCTATATGCTGCGGCTGCCCGACGACTGGGATTTTACGCTGGAGGGGCTGGCCAAGAAGCACCGAGACGGGCTGGCCAGCGTGCGCAGCGCCATGGCGGAACTGGAGGCCGCCGGTTACGTGACCCGGGGCAGCCAGCAGCGGACCGAGGGCGGCACCTTCCAGGGCGCCGACTACGAGGTCCGGGAATTCCCGACCGCATGCGAAAATCGCACGCGGACCGCATGCGAAAATCCGATATCGGTTTTTCCGATATCGGAAAACCGCATGCAAAATAATATTCTTAATACCAAAACTGTAGAGACCAATATTCCCCCCAAAGCCCCCCAGGGGGCGGGCACGCCGAGGGCGGCGAGGACTCAGAGGGGGAACCGGACGGCTCCGGACTGGGAGCCGGAGCTCTTCGACCGCTTCTGGCGGGCATACCCCTGCGGCAAGGACAAGCAGGCGGCGATCCGCGCCTGGGATCAGCTGAAACCAGACCACGCACTCATGCGGCGCATGAGTGCCGCGCTCGACCGGGACAAGAACTCGGACGAATGGCGGCGTGGCATCGGCATTCCCTACGCGTGTCGATGGCTTTCCAAGCGCCGCTGGGAGGACGAGGAGCACAGCATGCCGACAGGCGGCGCGGCCGAGAATCGGGCGCCGGACCCGCTGGGCGGGCTGGACCTGCTGTGATCCGAGGGAGGAACCATGGAGACAAAACGTGACAACCAAGCGAATGAAACTTACAGCCTGGAGGCCTCGGTGCTGGGCTCTCTGCTGATCGCGCCGGACGAGACGGCGCCGCAGATCCTGCAGGAGCTGACGGCGGCGGACTTCCAGGACGCGGCCCTGCGGCACGTCTTCCAGGCGGCCGCGGCGCTGTACAGCCGGCTGGAGCCGGTGGACGCGGTGACGGTGGCCCACGAGGCCGGCGCCGCCTACGAGGCCATGATCCAGGAGATCATGCTGCAGACGCCCACCTGGCGCCATGCGGAGATCTATGCCAGGCAGCTGCGGGAGGCTTCCCGCCTGCGGGCCCTGCGCCAGGCAGCCATGGCCGTGCTGGACGCGGGGAACCTAAGCGACGCCATGCAGGCGGTGGGCGACCTGAACAGCGCCCTGGCCACCATCCCCAGAGGGCGGGCGGCCAGCTATGAGGAGATGATCTACTCCTACCTGGAGCGGCAGCAGAGCAAGACGCCGCCGGTGACCCTGGACTGGGGCCTGCAGCAGATCACCGAGATCGCGCCCCTCCGGCCCGGCCGCTTTGTGGTCCTGGGTGCAGACAGCAGCGTGGGCAAGACGGCTTTTGCCCTGCAGGCCGCCCTGCACATCGCCGGCAGCGGTCAACGGGTAGCCTTCTACTCCTACGAGACCAGTCTGGAAGACGGCGAGGACCGACTGATGGCCAACGCGGCCGACGTTCCCCTGCCCCGCAGCAAGGCCCAGCGGCTGACGCCTTCGGACCTGCTCCGGGTGTCGGGCCTGCTGCAGCGTGAAGGCAAGGCACCGCTGCGGATGGTGGAATCCGCCGGCTACACCGTGCAGCAGCTGCGCACCGACATCGTGGCCCACCGGATCCAGGTGGCCTTTATCGACTACGTGCAGCTGATCCCCGGCAAGGACGACAGCCGTTGGGAGACGGTGACCCGGACCAGCATGGAGCTGCACACCATGGCCCAGCAGCTGGGCTGCACCATCGTGGCGCTCTCTCAGGTGACGCTGCCCCAGGCGGGCAAGGGCCAGAAGGTCCGGCCCACCATCGACAAGCACAGCCTGCGGGAGAGCCGGCAGCTGACCAACGACGCGGACCTGATCCTGCTGCTGGATCTGGCGGACCCCAGCTTCCCCAGCGGGCCCAGGGTGCTGAAGGTGGCCAAGAACAAGGAAGGCCGTCTCGGCGGGATGTACCTGGATTTCGACCCGGAGCACATGCGCTTTCAGCCGGGGCGCCCGCCTATGCAGACCGGGGAGCCGGTTCCGGAGAAATTCAAAAAGCCGGAGCTGGAGGATCTGCCGGACGATGGCGATCCCCTGCCGTTTTAGGCTGTGTCTGAATCGGACACGGAGGTGAGGACGATGAAGATCGGAGACCCCTGGACCTTCCGGCCGACGGCGTTTGTGAACTGCTGCGGCGCCGAGGGTCTGGAATATCCCAAGCGGGTGACCGGCAAGGTGGTGGGCTTCCACCGGGGCCACCGGTGGTTTCGGGTGGCGTTCACGGTGGGGAAATCCACGCAGCACGAGTGCTTCCCCATGCCGGTGCCGCCGGACCCGGACCCGCCCAGCCCCAGCGCCGGGCACCGGGCGGACAGCGAGATCATGAGACTGTGGATGCCATGAGGGGCAAAACGTGACGCCCCCAGAAAGAAAGGAGAACCTGAAGACAATGAGAACCATCGCAATCATGAACCTGAAGGGCGGCGTGGCCAAAACGGTCACCGCCGTCAACCTGGCGGCCAACCTGGCCACCCTGCACGAGAAGCGCGTCCTGGTGATCGACGCAGACAGCCAGGCCAACAGCACCGAATTTTTCGGCGTCTCGGCCGAGGACGGCAGCCTGACCACGCTGCTGCGGCTGGAGGACCGGAGCCGGGAAACCCTGATCCGCACCGCCGACCGGATTATCCAGCCCACGGATCTGCCCCGGCTGCGGGTGCTGCCGGCGGACGCGGGGCTGATGGCTCTGGACCTGAGCATGGTGCAGAGCCACAGCGTCTACAGCGCCTGCCTCCGGGACCTGCTGCGGGACGAGCTGAGCCAGGGCTGGGACTTCGTCCTGATCGACTGCCCGCCCGCCTTCAACGCCTCGGCGGCCGCGGCCCTGCTGGCGGCGGACGAGGTGCTGATCCCCATCAAGCTGGACGCCTTCTCACTCCGCGGCATGGGCAACCTGATGGAGCAGATAAAAAACATGCAGCAGATCAACCCGGAGCTGCGGATCCTCGGCCTGCTGCCGACGATGTGGTACAGCAGCGACGAGATCAAAGCCGCCGAGCGGATCCTCCGGGACAGCGGCCTGCCGGTGCTGCCCCATATCCGGCGCAGCGCCATGGTGGACGGGATGACGTTTAGGCAGGAGCCGCTGATCCGGTGCAGCCCAAAAAGCGGCGCCTGCCGGGATTACAAGCTGCTGGCCAGTCGGATCGTAATGGAAGGGGGTGCCGTCAATGCGTGAGAAAAAAGGCTTTGACCTGAGCGCCCTGCTGCGGGATGCGGCCCAGGGCATGGAGGAGGACCGGCTGGAGTATCTGCCATTCGATCAGATCCACCAGGATCCGAACAACTTTTACAGCCTGGAGGGGCTGAACGAGCTGGCCGACAACATCAGCCTGTTCGGCCTGATGGACCCGCTGCGGGTCCGGCCCGACGGGGCGGGCGGCTATACCGTCACCTCCGGACACCGGCGCCGGGCGGCGATCCAGCTGCTGATCGACAGCGGCGAGGAGAAGTGGAAGGAGCGGACGCCCTGCATCGTGGACCGGGGCCAGGGCACGCCGGAGTTTCACGAGCTGAAATTGATCTTTGCAAACGCCAACACCCGGCAGCGCAGCTCCGCCGAGCAGAGCCGGGAGGCCGCCCGGGTGGAGGAGCTGCTGTATTCGCTCAAAGAACAGGGCTATGAATTCCCCGGCCGGATGCGGGACCATGTGGCTGAGGCTGTCCAGGCCAGCCGGACCAAGCTGGCCCGCTGGCACGCCATCCGGGCCAATCTGGTGCCGGAGCTGCTGAAACGCTACGACGACGGCAGTATGGTGGAGGACGTGGCCTATCAGCTCAGCCGCTTCCCGGCGGAAGTCCAGACGGCCCTGGCCGAGGCCCTGGAGGCCCGGAAGAATGCGAAGATGCCCGTGGGCAGCGTGGTGCTGGAGACCTGGATCCGGCTGGAGGATCTACAGCACCCCATGGCCTGCCGGGCCCATGCCGGCAATCCTGACTGCCACAACGCAACCGAGCGGATCGTGCGCAGCCTGATGCAGCCGTACAGCTGGGACGTTTGCCCGAGAGGCACCTGCTGCATGGACTGCTACAAGGCCAGACAGGGCTGCAAGGGCGCCTGCCGGGAGGCCCAGGACCGGGCCAAGCTGGACAAGGACGTGCAGGCGGAGGAGGACGCCAAGCGGGCGGAGCAGCTGCGGAAGGAGCAGGACGCCCTGCAGCGGCGGATCTCTCGCCGGGCGCAGGAGCTGCTGCCTCTGTGCGAGGCCGCCGGCATGGAGGACAGTCAGAAGATCTTCTCCGGTTATGAGGCCGCCTCCGTCAAGCAGATCCGGAAGTGGGCAGCTGGGGACATGACGGGCGAGCATTTCTACAGCGACACCTGCCTCTTCCCCGACCGCGCCGAGCACGTGAAGAGCATGACACTGCGGCTGGGCTGCAGCCTGGAGCTGGCCATGGGTCTGCCCGAGAAGACGGCAGCCGCACCGGATGCCGATGACCTGGGCGAAGATGAGGAGCCACACTGGCTGACCGGAGATCCTCCGGTGGAGGGCTGGTATGTGACCTGGGCCAAGGTAGAGACCTGGGACCCGGATTACGAAATGTGCTGGTGGGACGGCAAGGTCTGGAAGGCATTCCCCACGTCCAAGGCGCCTGCGGGGGCGAAGGTCCTGGGCTGGTGGCCGGTGCCCCAGCCCATGGAGGGCAAGGCGTGAAAAAGAGCATGCATAACTGGATCGCCTTTTGCGCTGTGTGCGGAAAGCGGGAGCTGAAGCGGGATTTGGACCGGCTGAAGGTCTGCGAGGGCAGCTATGGCCAGCCCATCACGCTGGCCTACATCCACCGGGAATGCCTTCCCGCCCTGGCCGACTTCCTGGAGGTGGAGATCCCGGAGTACACGAACCGATACGGGAAGCTGCTCCAGGAGGAGGGTGAGTGATGGGACTTACTTATCCATCAAACAAGATATGCCCACGATGTGGAACAGGCGGATATGTGTGGTATTTGGATAACTCAGAGTACGTTGCAAAGTGTATCAACTGTGGCCACTATTTCCGTAGAGAAGATTTCCCGATGTGCGTATTAGACGATGTGCGGAAACCCGTCACCAACGCCGACCGCATCCGCGCTATGAGCGACCAGGAGCTGTCCGACTGGCTCGGCGACAAGGACACCTGCCCGCCCGGCGAGTGTACGCATATGCACGATGGCGTCGATTGCCCTGAGTGCTGGCTCGACTGGCTGAGACAGGAGGCGGAGCCGTGAAGAGAGAGAGAGAGAGACCGCTGCCCTGCCCCTTCTGCGGGGCGGAGCTGAGCTATCACAATCACCTCTGCCGGGCAAAGCCCGGGCTGACCTTCCGCTATTGGCTGCACCCGGCCGGCGACTGCATCGCCGCCGGCGCCGAGATCGGGGAGACCGAGGTGCTGGACTGGAACCGGAGGGCTGACCCTTGAACCGTATGCCACGGCGCTGTAAGATCTATCAGTGCCCACAGGTGGGCTATAACCTCTGCTGCGCCGACTGCCGGCTCCGCCGGGACTGCGTGGAGCTGTGCCTCAACTGGCCAAACCGCTGCCGGTGCACCGCCTCTTCCCCTTCTCCCGGCCAGGCCGGGAACAACAATAACAAATGAGTGCAGAGCCCTCTGAGGCCGGACGCCGGAGGGCTCTGTGCTATGAAGACAAAAAAGATCATCGAGGCCGGGCCGCTGGTGCTGGAGTGCATCTATCCCCGCGGCTCCGCCCAGGATTCGCTCCGGCAGCGGGCCGCCAAACGGCAGCTCAGCTCCGAGGCCCAGCAGCGGATGAACCGTAAATACAGCTATCAGAAGCTGGAGCTGATGATCGCCGCCAACTTCCGCCCCGGCGACTGGATCGTCACCCTGACCTATGACGACGAGCATCTGCCCCGGGACCGGGCCGAGGCGCAGGAGCGGCTCAAGCGATTCCGCGGCAAGCTCGCCCGCGCCCGTCGCCGGCACGGGCAGCAGCTGCGGATGATCTGGAACACCGAGACCGTCTTCGGCCAGGGCCGCTGGCATCACCACTGCATCATCTCCCGCGGCGGCGGGCGGGACTTCGCCCTGCTGCGGAGCCTCTGGCCCTGGGGCATCAACATCGAGATCCATCCCCTGCGGATCGACCGGGATCATTCGTTCGAAAGCCTGGCGCGTTATCTGTGCAAGGAGGCGCGGGAACGGCGCGGGCTGCGATCCTGGTCGTCGACCCGCAGCTGCGTCAAGCCCCGCGTGGACGTCTGCACCGTGCCCGACTCCGCCCAGCTGCAGCCGCCCAAAGGCGCCACGATCTACGAGGACGAGCAGCGCCGGACTGAGTTCGGCAGCTTCAGGTTTGTGAAGTATCTGGTGCCGGACTGGCGGCAGTACGGCCGGCGGCGACACGGAAATGCTTAGGTTTTTTTATTTATTTTTTCTGGCTTGGGAATCATATTATCTTTGGGATTAAGGGGTGAAAGTGTTGCAAACACCAGAGAATCGTGCTAGAATGATGACAGAAAAAGGCGGTTTCGTGCGCTGCCCATTCTGCGGCAGCAAGCTCATCAAGACCCTCCCGGCCACCCAGGCGCAGCATCTGCCAGCCTGGTGCCGGAAATGCAAGCGTGAGATTCTGATCGACATCGTGTGCGGCCAGAGCTACCAGAGCCAGAGCCCAGGACCATCCGACTGACGGACGGACCCGGGCTCTGGCTTTTTGCATGTCATGGGATTTGATTACACCAGCCGCCGCTGGCTCCGGCTCCGCGAGCGCGTCCTCCGCGAGGCCGGCTACCGATGCCAGTGGGCGAAGCGATACGGACGACGCGAGCAGGCCTGCCATGTGCACCACATCTGGCCGGCTGAGGATTACCCCGAGTTTGCCTGGCAGCGATGGAATCTGATTGCGCTCAGCCAGGCGTCTCACAACGCCATGCACGACCGCGGCAGCGGCAAGCTGACCGCTGCGGGCGAGTCGCTGCGGCGGCGGACCATCCCCCCCGGGTCGGGCGGCTCCGATGGAGAGGCTTTTTGACCGGGCGGTGGAGGTATACGCACACGCGGGGAAAAATTCCGGGGAGGAATTTCTGGCCCGCGGGGGCGGAATTGGAAGACGTAAAAGATCAATGACTTTCGCGCGGCGCGCGGGCCGCGGACGCGATTGGCGGACGGGATTCGCGGAGGCGCTGGCCGGGATCTCCCGGCGGTGCTCCGCAGGATCCGGGAGAGGATCACGGGAGGACATCTCCCCTGCTCCCCTGCCCGGGTCGTTCCGGATGCCTGGCGTGGGGAGGATGCCGAAGACGGAGACGGGGACGATTCTCCGCGCGGCGGAGGCCCAGGCTCGGGACCGGCCTGCCTCCTGACCGGTCCGGCTCCGGCCCGCTGCGTTTGCGCAGCAGGAACAACATCACACCACTGAGGCCAGAGCTGCAGGAGCCAGAGCCCGGGCGGATCTTTGATGGATCTGTCGGGGCTCTGGCTCCTGCTGCGTTTAGGAGTTTTGAGCTATGGCAAAACGTGAGGACATCTATCGCCAGCAGCTGAAGGAGCTGGGGCTCTACGAGGAAGCCTTTGAGCCGGAGATCGCCACCCTGGCCAAGCTGGAGCGGCGCCGGACCCGGGCGGAAAAGGCCTGGTCCGCCACGGTGCCCAAGGGCGAGAAGCCCAGCTTCCTGGACCCGCTTTATCAGGTGTGCGTCCAGCTGGAGCGCGAGATCCTGACCCACCGGGAAACCCTGGGCCTGACGCCCAAGGCGCTGCGGAAGCTGCGCGGCCCGGCGGCAGCCGGACCGGACGAGCCAGAGCTGATCACCAGGCGCCTGGACCTGATCGCGGATCGCGTCAGCCAGTATGCTGCCGGCGACGGTGACGCTCTGGAGAGCGCCGAGGCGGAGCAGTATGCCGAGGATCTGCGGCGGGCTTGGACGGAGCTGGACAACGAGGTGGAGCCGGATGACTAAGGCACCGCACCTGGAGCAGGTGCTCCGCTACGCCAGGCAGATCGTGGACGACGAGGGCATCGAGGAGCTGCAGCGGCTGGGCTGCCGCCGCTTCCTGGACGACCTGGACAGCGGCCGCTGGGATTTCCGCCCGGCGCTGCCGGAGTTCTGCCTGGAGATCATGACCGGGCTTTTCAGCTTCGCCCAGGGCGAGCGCATGGACGGCACGCCCCTGAGAGGGCAGCCGCTGGAGCTGATGCCCTGGCACGTCTACTGCACCTATGCCATCTGCGGCTTCTACCTGCCGGGTACCCAGATCCGGCGCTTCACGGAGGCGGACATCTTCGCCCCGCGGAAGACGGTAAAAACCACCTGGGCAGAGGCGCTGCAGACCAGCATGGCGCTGTGGTACCGCCTGAGCGGCGCCAAGGCGAAGACCGTGGCCGGGTCCCTGAAGCAGGGACTGGAGGGCTTCGACTGGCTAACCTTCAATTTCAAGCGGCTGGGCCTGGTGGCAGAGAACAACCCGCCTGGGAAGCTGCGGCTGCTGGACAGCAGCCTGGGCCACAGCATCGAGGGCGACATCTGGGGCGGGCACATCGACCTGGAGACCCTGGCCTTCAAGCCGGAGCTGTTCGACTCGTTCAATGCCGCGTTCGTCCACCTGGACGAGCTGGAGCTCTATAAAAACTCGATCCCCTACACGCGCCTGCGCGACAGCAGCAAGGCGTACAGCAACAAGCTGATCCTCTGCACCTTTACGGCCGGCGACGACGGGACGGGCTTCGCGGCCCAACACCGGGACTACATGGAGCGGATCCTCCGGGGCACCGTCACGGGCACGGCGGCGGACCGGACCTTCGTCTTCCTGGCCCAGGCGCCGCAGCTGCCCGACGGCAGCGTGGATTATAAAAACCCCGCCGTGCACCGGGCCTGCAACCCGGCTTACGGCATCACCATCCGCCCGGACGACATGATCGCCGCGGCGGAGCAGGCCGAGCACAACCCGAGCCTGCGGAAAG